AGGGAATCATTTTACTCGCGATAACTATGACTTCTTTCGTTATCGCGGTAAAGTAAACGCTTCACCAGATTCATTCATGTCCAGAAAAGATCGCTTTCAGTTTCAGAAGTTGTCTAGGCTTCACAATGAAGAAAACATGCGTGACTTCATTGTAGCCAACATTCTAGCTGGCAAGACATGGGTTGGTGATTTTCTTGATGATGATGCTGAAGAAAACTATCTGAAGCATCTGAAGATCAAACAGTCTCTCTCATATATGTTTGCAAATGAACTGGATGACATGTTCAGAGATAGTCGTCCTATTACAACTTTTCGCACAGGCAAAGACCGTTATCCCTCAGGTTTTATGTACTATCTTTCAGGTAGAGTGACGATTGAGACAATGGTAATATTGAACTGTCTTATAAACTATATACCAAAGTGGGACAGTTTTTATCCTGATGATCCAATATGGTCGAAGCATAGCATGTTGATTAAAAAATATGCGCCGTTCCTTGAGTATGACAAGAACAAGATGAAAGTCATACTCAAGGACAAAATTAAGGAGTATGATCATGGAGAAGAACAAGAAACGAGCCGACAGGCGCGCCCACAAAAAGAGAATGCTGCATAAAGCTAAAGAAGTTGTCGATCTTGTTTGGCGCGGCGGTAATAATGAGTGGAACGAATGGAAAAAACAATGGGCACTTAGACATGCAGACAATCTTAAAGGTTGTTCGTGTCACATGTGCTGCAATCCTCGCAGACTTGGTGATCTGGCTTTACAGGAGAAAAAGTTTAAAGAAGCAATAAAATGCGACTAAATAAACTTGACAGACACACAAATATACTATAATATACTAAGACTACATTATGAATACTGTGGACAAAACAAAATACAACGCTAATACATGGAGAATACATATGTCAAATTTCGCATCTCTTAAGAAGTCTTCTGGCGATATTGCCCGTCTTACCAAAGAACTTGAAAAGGTTAATGCACCCACTGAAAAGAAGGGTGATGATCGTTTCTGGAAGATTGATAGAGACAAGAGCGGTAACGGTTCTGCTGTTATCCGTTTTCTTCCTCCCTCTGCTATTGATGGTGATGATGCCCTTCCTTGGATTCGCATCTTCTCTCATGGCTTCAAGGGTCCAACTGGCAAGTGGTATATTGAAAACTCATTGACCACTCTTAACCAGAAAGATCCTGTTTCTGAATACAATACCACTCTCTGGAATTCTACTACTGATGAACAGGGTTGGCAACGTAAGCAGGTGCGCGAACAAAAGCGTCGTCTGCATTACATCTCAAACATCTATGTTGTGTCTGATCCCAAGAACCCTGATAATGAGGGTAAGGTCTTTTTGTTCAAGTATGGCAAGAAGATTTTTGATAAGATCACGATGCTCATGAATCCTGAGTTCGAGGGTGATACTCCTGTAAATCCTTTTGATCTCTGGGCAGGTGCTAACTTCAAACTTCGTATCCGTACGGTCGAAGGTTATCCTAACTATGATCAGTCTGTCTTTGATACACCAAAGGCGCTTTTAGGCAATGATGATGCTCTTGAGGCTCTTTGGAATAAGCAGTATTCTCTGTCAGAATTTCTTGATACTAAGAACTTCAAGAGTTATGATGAACTGAAGCAAAAGCTTGATGCGGTTCTTGGTGATACTGGTTCAGTCAGTCAACCTGCAACTACTCAATCGGTTGCGCGTGAAAGTAAACCTGTGTTCAACAAGCCTGTGAATGCTGATAAGGCATCAAGTGCAGGGTTTGATGTCGATGATGATGACGATGAGCTTGAGAGCTTCAAGCGTCTCGCACTCTAAACGAGAAAAGGAGCCTTCGGGCTCCTTTTTTTATGACATGTTAGCTGCACCAGAATCGAAGTGACCACCCATTATTGAATCACCACTATTCAGAAAACGGCTTCTGGCCACTGCTCGCTCAAAGCTCGGTGTCATCTTCTCTAGTGTTTTATCTCTGATACTATCATATGAGTTCACTGCTGGTGCACCTGACGACTGATTAACTATGATAGGCTGCTGTGACATATCTTGCTCTTGCTTTATGTCTCTCACAAGATTAGTTTTATCTGTCTGAGCTACTTCTGGTGGTGGTTCTAGTTTCTCTAATAGAGAATCTGGATTAGTCTTTAGTCCTTGTGGTGATGGATTTACAGATACTTTACCAGTTGCAGGATTAAACTTCATTTCTTCTTCTGAGTTCATAGTGAACAGCGGTTGAGCACCATCAGTCACAACCATATCATCTCGGCGCTGTCTGCTTTTATTAATAGAATGAGCTTGAAGCTGTTGTGCATCTGTTTTTACTTCACCACCCAAAGCTAATGCAGGTAATCCAGGAAGAGTTGGTTCTGAAGGTATTGCAGGCTCTTGTTGTTGTTGCTGCTGTTGACTTACAGGACCAGCTGGTGCATTTGGAACGCTTAAAGCAGGAACAGTTGGCTGTGAAGGTCTAGCTTTGCTTTTTTCATACTCGTCCATTTCAGCTTTTCTGCGTGCCAGATAATCATTTAAATTTGCTTTTGTTTCATCTGTGCCGAAAGATTCTCGTCCTCTATTGAAAGAGTTTTTAAACCAATCAGGTCCTTTATATGCAATGGGTGCACCACCTGGTTCATTCGGACCTCCAAAATGAAATAACTTATAAGGATCACCAGACATATAGTTTGTACCTACACCAGCACCAGGTGCTACTGAAGCAAAATGTCTAGTAAATTTCTCAATATATGGTCTATGTGCTTCATTTCTTGTGTCAAGATATATCTTCTTACCATCTTGATCTTTTATATACAATCTCATGTCTGCCGCACCACCATCATCATGACGGTGTGAACCAGTTCCCTTACCGCGTTTCTGACCTAATGATGTAGTTTCAAAATAAACATCAGATTTTTCAGCAGCATAATTTAAATGTGTTCTCAATTCTTGTTTGAGAGGCAGATTTCTTATGCGTCCTGCATTGTATGTGCCTCTTTCAAATGTTGATCCAGAAGGTAGAGGAGATGCTGACTGTTGTGAAATTTGTTCAACTTTACCAGAATTTTCTTTATATTCTCTATTCATAATATTAACACCAACAGTAGAATCATTTTCTCCCATCTTGTTCAAAGCACGATGAAAGTTTCTCTGTTGATACGCAGGCATTCTATTATATTCTTCTACAAGTTTAGGATCTAAACCTTGTGGTAATTGAGGTATCTGTGTTGCTACAGTTGGACTATCGGAAGAAGTTCTAATCATTCTTGCTTCTTCCATTCTTCTATTATAATTTACTCCATTATTGTGACCAGCATATGTTTCAACAGCCTGCGCAATCATATTTTTATCACCTGCCGCAATAGCTTTTTTTAGAGCATCCAGTCTTGATATGCTGCCGTAGTTATAAGCAAGAGATGTTATAGCTGCTTTTGTTTGGTCGTTTAGTTTATCCCAAGTATTTTGACCTACATGTTGAATAATGCCTTGTTTCTGAAACTCAGGTATTCTTCTTTGAAGATCACGTTCAGCATCTTCTCTTGTTATTTCCATTCCTTGTGCAACTTTTACAGTAGAACCATCTGCTCTTGTGATCGTGTCAGAACCATATCCTATGCGCCAAGCATTTACGTCCCAATAAGGACGAGAACGATAACCTTCTTTTCTTCTGATCAATGAAGCAGCATCACCAACTTCACCCGCTGTCATATCAACACCATACTTTTCTTTCACTGCTCTTTGCCATGCAGGAGCAGCGGGTTGACCAGCGGCCGCAGCATCTCTCGCTGCTCTTGGTGATAGACCTGTTGTTGATCTAGATGAAAGTTCTGCTGCATTTCCAGATACACTACCAGAAATATTTCTTCTGTCAGACACAGCCTTGAATGACTCACCAATATCAGTGAATGATCTTCTATAGTACCATGGGAAAAGATCATTCAACTGTGACGGAGTAAAGTTAGGAAGAATAGAACCTCCCTCTTTTGACTTCAGAAAATCAAGACGATCTGAGATAGACAGTGTTTTAAGCTGCTGGACATCTATTGTTAGATTTTGAAACTTACTTTTTGCCATTTACTTTCTTCTTTGAATAAATGCTTGATCTCGACGTTCTGCTTCTAACTTCTTAATATGATCCTTGAGTAGGTCTACGTACAAGTATCTTTCCCAAGGCATCATATTTTCGATATCACTAAGACTATATTTGTGGTGCTGCATAAGACTAAAATTAGTTTTATAGTGATTCATCAGCTTATCGTGACCAAGCATTATTGAAAAAAACTTGCAAAATCTCTATATTCAATATGGTGTTCAAACCCACACTTTTGACACTTATGATCTAGGTCTACGACAAAATAAGGAAAGTTATCGACAAACTCTTCTAGCTTTTCAAACTGAGACT